GCAGAGGAGATGCACTGCCCGTGCACACTATCCGAAGATAGTACTCACCAGAGGGTTAAACCTCTGTGAGAGACGGAAGAATTTTCTTCTATCCTTTTAAGAAGATAACTGATTAACTCAGAAATCTAATTGGAAGGAAGATGAAGAGCGTCTTCCGACGCGAACGGTTTCTCCTCTCAGACTTCTAGTCTGCCCCCGGAATGTTAGGCCGGGACCCAACGGCGTTTTAGTGTGGTCACACCGTTATACACGGGTGACTCCCTCAAATGCTTTGGATCAACCTCTTCAGGAATTACATCCCTAAAGGGAGATGATATATCGGGCCTCTTACGAGACTCGAGAGATATCAAACATTTTTGAAGAGCCGCGTATCCCGACAGAGCGTCAGTGCGACGCTCTGCCTCTGGAACCATCGTTCTAACTTCAAAACGATGAAGGTCTCGATTCCATCTCTCGATGGAACGATATCCCAGAAAAGAGATACGACCAAGACCAGGAGTATCTTCTGATATATAGGGGAGATCCCCTAATATACGTTCGATCTGATTAAACAGATACGAACACGTGCGCCAGTATCCCTTCTTATAGAAGAGATTTGCTGTAGCACATCTTGAGATTAACTCCGTGGCTTGCCGCCTGTTTCTAGGCCGCAAATGACGGATATATGTGGGTGAAACCACATAACCGCCATAAGCGTCGGTACCACAAGACTCCCGGAAAAAACCGGAAATAACAGTCTTGTTCCGATTTATCTTGCAGCCGAACAACTGCAAGTTCCTAGTTACAGCTTCTGCCGACGTAGACGGAACGATGATATCATCGCCGTATACGTAAACGTCACGAGAAACATGATAAATGTTCTCAGACGTAACAGAGAGGTTGTTTTCTAAGAGTAATGTAAGGATACACACTGTGTAAAAATACATCGACTCTATCGGAAAACATAGAGCGCTACCCATAGATGCGAACTTGAGGAGAGGACCTATTACGGTCTTATCCGGAAGGATCGCATGCGTGGAGCGGCAGGATTCAATAGAATCCCTCAGAAGAGGGACACCATCGAACATCCGCAAAGCCAAGGAAAGAGGAACTCTATCCGAGGCTTCGGACAAGTCGATTGTCGCTAACGACCTGTCTCTTGACGCAATTAACGCCATACGCTGATTTATCGTTTGGTCAGTGAAATTCACATGACCTCGCGAAAGCAACGACCGCTCGAGAATATCATAGAGATATCCCCGTACGGCTTGCTGCGTGTATTGCATACACGCAGGCTCGATGGCAATAATTCTTGGGCCTTTTTGAGTCTTCGGTACAGGAGTTACCTTTACAGGTAACTCCTGGCACGAGGGAATGAACGATACTCTCTCGAACCCCTTACTGAAAGCAGCGGATACAGAATATCCATTGCCCAAGAAAGGGAAGTAGGGTTCAAGACGTTCATACCAGGAAAGCCAAACGTATTTCTGGTTTCCAGTAATACGATCAGCTGTTTGCCCGGGGCCATGTCGAGGAATCAACTCATATGGGTTGAAATCCAAGATCCTGGAGGATTTTTGTCTCCCCAGGAACCAGGACTTGAAATCGGAAGATTGGGGGTTATACCCACCATCTGTCCAATCAAAAGTCCATAATAGATGAGATACACTATCAAAGATA